GATTGCCTCGACGAACACGCCCGTAGTGGGCATCGGTACTTATGATGCCTCGACGATCTGTTTCTGGATGGGAGACAGTACGGCGAACTACTACAATCTTTGCTGGGTGACCACAGCTCTAAACCGATGGGTGGTCGGGCCACAAGTTCCCCCAAATGGGTCTCAGCTCTACACTCTGAACAACTGGCATTTCCACTCCCTGTGTAAGGACGCCTCTCTCAGCGAAGTCTATCACCATATCGATGGGGTGCGCGTTGCGACAAGCACGGATTGCGGAGCATTTCCGAGCAACGTTACTGAGGGGATTGTCTTCGGTGGCGTTGACTCGGCGTTCGGTTTTTATGGGCGTAGCTACATCCAGGAAGCGAGGATCACGAAGGCGGCTCGATACTCAAGCGCAGACTACACTCCCCCAGCCGCATCCTTCCCGGTTGGGCCTTGAAGTAATGACGGTTGAACAAAGGGCGGGATGCCTTGGTAGTATCTCGCGCCATACGGGTGAGAGCAAATGGCAAGTGAGAGAGCACGACGCGGCGGTGGTAGGGAAGTAGCGCTCCCAGACACACCTTATCAGGTGAACGTCAGCTATCGCGCCAAGTCCATTGTGCAGAACAATGGAGCTGACTGGTTCGGGCCTCTGAACCCGATGACGCCGGTTGCTCCTCCCGAAGTCGCGGGACGGATCTTCGATTACCCGTCAGGCTTCAACCTGGTTCAAACGCCGAGGGCGTATGAAGCAATCGGCTTTCCCCAGCTCAGAGCGCTCGCTGACGGCTATGACATTCTGCGCATCATCATCGAGACGCGGAAGGATCAGATCGCTCGCTTGGCGTGGAACATCATTCCCCGCGACCCGAAGCAACGCGTTGAAGGCGAGATGGCCGAACGCGTCAAGAAGGTCGAAGAGTTTTTCCGCCGCCCAGACGGCAATCACTTCTGGGATGAGTGGCTTCGCCTTGTGTTGGAGGACTTGCTCGTCATCGATGCGCCAGCAATCTATCGGCGACGAACTCGTGGCGGCGATCTCTTCGGGCTTGAGCCTATCGACGGTGGAACGATCAAGCGGATAATCGATGACTGGGGACGCACTCCCGAAGACCCGCTGCCAGCGTATCAGCAAGTCCTCAAGGGATTGCCGGCCGTCGACTACACGACGAAGGACATCATCTATCGCCCGCGCAACCTGAGGACCAATAAGGTCTACGGCTATTCACCTGTTGAACAGATCATCATGACGATCAACATTGCGTTGCGTCGTCAGATTTTCCAACTCAGCTACTTCACGGAAGGCAACGTCCCGGAAGCTCTCATCGGCGTTCCCGATACTTGGACGCCCGATCAGATCAAGTCCTTCCAGAACTGGTTTGACGGCACTCTTCAGGGGAATACGGCTGAGCGCTCCCGTGCTCGCTTCGTCCCGAACGCCGTCGGCAAAACGTACATCGAGACGAAGGGCGGGGAGCTGTTCGGCAAAGCGGAGGAGTGGCTGGCTCGCGTCTGTTGCTTTGCTTTCAGCATCTCACCCGCCCCTTTCGTCACTGTGCTCAATCGAGCGTCTGCCGAAACCGCTGCTGAAGAAGCGGCGATGGAGGGACTTGCCCCGTTACAGAACTGGGTCAAGGCCCTCATGGATACGGTCATCATCGATGACTTCGGGTTCACCGACCTTCAGTTCTCTTGGGCTGAAGACGATGAGCTTGACCCGTCCAAGAAGCAACTTGTCATCGATGGCTATTGCAGCTCGGGACTGATGACGATCAACGAGGGACGTCAGGCTCAGGGAAAAGACCCGTATAAAGAGGAAGTCTTTGACAAGCCGATGATCAAAACTTCAATGGGATGGGTTTTGATTGCTGGAGGTCCGATCCCGACAACTGCGCAAACTCTCATGGGAGAGAGGCCTCCCAATGGCGAAGAGGGCGACTCTTCTGTGGAGCCGCTTGAAGGTGAAGGCGCACAAGGCAACGAAGCTGAGGACAGCGCCAACGTTCAATCGGAAGCTCTCAACGGTGCGCAGGTTACTGGCCTTCTCCAGATCGTCACAGAAGCTAGCGCTGGTCGGATCTCTATTGAGACAGCCCGTGCTCTAATCGTGGCAGCTTTCCCGCTTCTCACCTCTGAGCAAGTGGACGATATCATCAGGCCCATTGTCGTCAAAGAACCCGAAGAGCCTGAAACGAAAGATCCCGCCAGCGTTGAGAGGTTGGCTAAGTCCGGCCTCCCTTTCGTCAATCCCGACCGCAAAAAAGTACGGGCTGCGGTCAATCGGCTGAGCACACGCATAGCCGAGATCCTTGAAGCACAGCGTGACCAGATCGAAAGCTTTCTAACGCTAGGCGCCGCTGAGAAGTTCACGAAAGCTGATGATCCCGAATGGCTTTCTACATTGATCGGTCAGCTCAGCGAGAGCTTGCAAACGTTGCAAGACGTATTCGCCGCTGAGCTTGAGGCTGTGGGAGTTGATACTTCGCGAGTTGCGCTGGGGCAGATCGGGCCGAGCAACGCTGATGAGTTGGTCAACCAGGTCAACGAGCGAGCGCGTGATTGGGCAAGGCGTCGTGCGGCTGAGCTTGTGGGAGGGGCAGGCGGAGAAGTCAGTCAAGCGACACGGGATTTCCTACGAAATGCTATAACCCAGGGCATTGACGACGGGCTGAGCGCTGAAGCCATTGCTTCGAAAATTCAAAGTGATTATGCTTTTTCCGCCGAACGAGCGCGGGTTATTGCGGAAACGGAAGTAGCCCGAGCTAACAGTTGGGGTGCAGTTGAGGGCTACAGAGAAGCACGATCAACGGGCCTTGATGTTCGAAAGAGTTGGCTGAGGCTGAACGACGCATGTCCTGTGTGTACAGCAAATGAAGAGCAAGGCGTCATCGATCTCGATGATCTTTTTCAAAGCGGGGATGATGCGCCGCCGGCCCATCCCAATTGTCGGTGCGTGATCGTGCCGCACGTTGAGGAGCAAGACTGAGATGAAAAAGCTTCGCGTATTCCTGCCGATCACGAAGGTCGATGCTGAGAAGCGCATCGTTTACGGGACGGTGACAGCGGAAGTGCTGGACAAGTCTGGCGAGATGCTGGACTATGTGTCTTCCAAGCCCTTCTTCGAGAGCTGGTCCGACGGCTTCAAGGTCGCGACGGGCGGCAAGTCGCTCGGCAACCTTCGCGTCATGCACACGTCGAAAGCCTGCGGCAAGCTCACGGATCTCGTGTTCGATGACAACGAGAAGCGCGTGGAGTGCGCAGCGAAGGTGGTCGACGACGCTGAGTGGGCGAAAGTCGAGGAAGGCGTGTACACCGGGTTCAGCATCGGCGGCCGCTACGTGAGACGCTGGGAAGAGGAAGGCGTCAACAAGTTCACTGCGGATCCTGTCGAGGTCTCACTGGTCGACAATCCGGCTGTTCCCATCGCAACCTTCACGATGGTCAAGGCCGGCGGCATCGAAGAGCAAGTGGCGTTCAAGATTTGGCAGCCCACCAATGAGGAGATCGCCACAAAGGCGACGGCCTTGGCGAAAGCTGCAAAAGATCAGGACTGGTCGAAGTACATCGAGCCGGCTCGCCTCGAACTCGTGAAGGAACACGAGGACGAAATGGAACTCTCGGTCGATCACGTTCGCCGCATTCTGGACAGCAAGGAGATGGATGACGATGCAAAGGCCGCCGCCGTTCTTGCGGTCGCAGGCGAGGACCCTCGCGAGTCTGAGGAAGGCTTTTCTTCCTACAAGGTTCGTCGAATACTGGGAGACAAGGAGACGGAGGGAAAGAAGAAGATCAAACTTCTTCGTGCGCTGATCGATGAAGTCGACGCGCCCGACGTCTCAAACGACACGGATCTGATCGATGAAGCGAAAGACACTCCCTCAAAGGGCGACGATGAAGAGGACGGCGCAAAGAAGAAGGCAGATGATGCCGACGAAGAAAACGCCGAGAAGTCCGCCGCCGCCGAGCTAGAGAAGGCTCGCAGTCAGATCGAACAGAAGTGGGTCACGAGCGACGGCAAGTCGTTCGCGAAGAAGGCAGACGCGGTCGCGCATCAAGGCACTGTGAACACGGGCGGCGACAAGCTGACGAAGGCGCTGGGCGATCTTGAGTCGGCGTTGACTGGCGAAGGCAAGCCCGAGCCTCTGACGCTCACCAAGTCGGCGGAGCCGTTCAACGATCCGAAGTCCGCGCTCATTGTGCTGAAGAAGATCCACGCCATCTGTGAGTCCGACTCACTCACGAAGGGGATCTATGACATCGGCTGGCTGTCTCGGCTGCTTGAGGAGTTCACTTGCGCTTATGAGTGCATGCGCTCCGAGGCGGCTTACGAAGGCGATGGCTCTGCGCTTCATGCGAAGCTCAAGCCCCTCATCGCGGCATTCGGCGAGATCGTGGTCGAGTACGCGGCTGAGGAAGTCGCTGAGATGCTGGCGGCTCTGCGCCCCGATCTCATCGGCGAAGTTCTCACGGTCGACGCAACGGCCGATCCCGAAGTCTCCATTGTGGCGAATGCCAACAAGTCGCTGGCCACAAAGGTCGATGAGCTGCGCAAGCGGGAGAAGCCGGCGCCTGTCGTCGACTTCGCCAAAACTTTCCCTGGGCTCACAGTCGAGGCCGTTCAGAAGGCGCTCGGCGAGGCTGACCAGCTTCGCGCTGATCGCGATGCTCTCCAGAAGAGTGTGGACGCCACGCTTCCGAAAATCGAACAACTCACGAAGGACGTTGAGGCTCTGAAGAAAGAGCCGCGTCAATCAGCGCCCCGCCTCTCTGTGGTCGAGAAAACGGGAGACAGTGGGGCGGCTAGCAATGGCGCCCCCGTCGCTGACGTGGAAAAGGCAATTGCTGCGATGTCGAATGAGGACAAGGCGAGTCTCTTCATCCGCCTGGCTCAATCGAGCCCGCAGAAGATGAGCTAAGTCGGAGACGACTAGGAATTGCTCTCGGAGACGAGGGCTCGGCAACAACGAAACCCAATCAACGGAGATTACAAAGTGGACCCTCTCATCCAAATTCCCGGTCTCGCGACCGGCGCGACTTTGGAGACGCTGATGGGTGCGCTCAAGAAGTCGACCAAGATGGCCGACCCGCGCATGCCTGAGCTTCTCCAGAAAGCAACCTTCGACCAGTCCGGGTCGGCGACGTCAGGTCTGACGTTCTACGATCTGGAACTTGGCGCGAAGTTCCTCTATCCCGTCCTGACGCCGCTGCGCAACGAGATCCCTCGTGTCAGTGGCAAGGGCGGCATTCAAGCTGCGTGGCGTGCGGTCACTGGCATCAACACCAGCCAGATCCGCGTCGGCGTCTCGCAGGGCAACCGCAACGCCGTCATGGCCGTCTCGACCGCCGACTACACTGCCTCTTACAAAGGCATCGGCATGGAAGACAACGTGACGTTCGAAGCCGACTACGCGGCTCGTGGCTTCGATGACGTTCGCGCCATCGCTGCCAAGACGGGTCTGGAGTCGCTCATGCTCGGAGAAGAAATTCTCCTGCTGGGTGGCAACGGCTCAGTTGCTCTCGGCACGACCGGCACGCCGTCGCTCTCTCAGGCGACGACGGGCGGCGGTCTGTCGAATGCCACGTACTCGGTCATCTGCGTCGCCCTCACTCTGGAGGGGTTCCTCAACTCCTCTGTGGCGGGTGGCATCCCAACGCAGATCACTCGCACGAACGCGGACGGAAGCGTCGATACGTTCGGCGGTGGCTCCGCACAGAAGTCGGCGGCTCAGGCTATCGTCGTCAACGGCGGCACCGCTACGCAGGTCATCAATGCGTCGGTCGCTGCGGTTCGCGGCGCCGTCGGCTATGCGTGGTTCTGGGGAGCGGCCGGCGCGGAAGTGCTCGGCGCGGTCACGGGACAACGCACCTACCAGATCGTTGCGGCGGCTGCGGGGACGCAAGCGGCTTCGACTCTGCCGTCGGCTGACAACTCGATCAACAACCTCGTCTTTGACGGCTTGCTCACGCAAGCTCTCAAGTCTGGGTCGAATGCCTACTGGGCTGATCTCGGCGGCTTGACGCTGACGAGCGACGGTGCAGGCGGCATCGTCGAGTTTGACGCTGCGCTGAAGTCCCTGTGGGACAACTACAAGCTGTCGCCCGACACCATCTGGCTCAGCTCTCAGCAAGCGCTGGACATCGGCAAGAAGATCCTGAACGCCGGGCAGACCACCGGTGCCTACCGCATCGTGTTCAACCCCGAACAGGGGATGGTCGCGGGCGGCATCATGGTCGCGACGTACCTGAACCGCTTCAGCATGGCCGGGGCGCACACTCTCAAAGTGCGCATCCACCCGAACATGCCGATTGGGACGGTGCTCATGACCACCCAACGCCTGCCGTACCCGATCAGCAACGTCGGGAACGTCATCCAAGTCCGCACTCGTCAGGACTACTACCAGATTGAGTGGCCGTTGCGCACTCGCAAGTATGAGTACGGCGTCTATGCGGACGAAGTGCTCCAGCACTACTTCCCGCCCTCGATGGCGGTCATCACGAGCATCGGCTCCGGCTGAGGCTTGCACGCCGACTGATGAGGGGGAGGCGGAGACGCCTC